AATCGGCCCGGTCGGATTGAGGCCCACCTCACGGAAGGCGGACGGGGTGGCTGACCGTAGCTGCGCGATCGTGAAGGGCTTGCCGGCCGTGCTGACGAACCGGTCGAGGGACACGCCGCCCTCGCGGAAGAGCTTGCCTTTGGTGGGCCCGAGGACGTCGTCCTGGAACGCCGCCGACCGCCCACGGAGCCACTCCTCGTAAGTCAGGTCGCCAGGGACCTGGCCATCCAGAGAGGCCCGGGTGCCGGGAGGGAGGCCCAGCTCGGCCTCGCCCTTGAGGATCGGGGTCATCGTGCTGCGGCAGTTGAAGTGGGCCGGAGGCCTGGGGCCTTCGCCGACCGGGAAGATCTGGCCGTCCCGCGCCTGGCAAATCGGAGACGTCCGGCCGTCCAGGGTGCTGATCCACCGCTCGCCCTCGATGAAGTCCGCGTTCTCCGCCCACGAGGCCTCACGGGCCTGGGTCGAGGCGTGAATCATCGACGTCCGGACCAGGGTTCTGAGGCCTCTGCGGCTGACCTCGCGGGTCCCGTCGCGGTACCGGAGGGCCGGGGAGCCGACCACCGAGCGGACCATTTCGTCGGTCGTCTGGCCGATCGTGATACCCCGGACCACAGCCTGCTGGACCCGGGCGAGGTCGCCGGCGTGGAGCTGGCTAATCCACTGGCTCGCGAGCTTCCCCTCGTAGGGGGTCGACCGTGTGGCGGCCAGGATCGCCGCAGCGCGCGGCGTGGTGGTGTCGAGGCCCACGGGGACCAGGATCCGGTTCAGGACGCCCAGGGCGGCCTCTGCCTCGGTCGCTGCGGTCTCCGCCATCGCCGCCCGGATCCCGGAGGATACGATCGCGTGCTGGGCCTCCAGGGCCTCCCGGATGTTCGCCTGCACCGCCCGCAGCCGGGACGCCGTCAGGCTGCCCGGATCGCGGACCCGGAGGAGCATCTGGGTCAGCTCCTCGTCGGCGTCGCGGTACGCGGCCAGGAGAACCCGGGTCTCGGACTCGGACGCCCGGAGGACCTGCGTCTGGCGGACCAGCGAGAAGTCCCTGAAGACCTCGTTGTCTGTCGGCATACCGTTTCCTTGGCTCCCCGGGAAGGGGTCGAACCTCCGACCGGGCGGTTAACAGCCGCCTGCTCTGCCAGCTGAGCTACCGGGGACTAGGCCTCGTCGTCGTCGTCGTCGTCGTCCGGTGACGGCTCGGCCGGGGGCGTCGCCGGGGGCACCGGGGACGGCGGGACGCGGAGGTCATCGCCCTCCTCTTCGAGAAGCGCGACCTCGTCCTCGACCGTTCGGGTCGGAGGGACGATCTCGCCCCGCTGCAGCTGCGAGTGCATCGTGGCCCGCGAGTACGCGCCGGCCTGCCAGCCGGCCACGAGCGCCGCGATCTCCTGGGCGTCGAGACGGGTCTCGACGAAGTCCTTGTTCATTTCGATGCTGACTTCGTCCGGGTTCCCTCCCACCCACTCCGCGGCGAAGCGCGCGGCGTCGGTGAAGGCTTCCTCGACCGTGTGGACCCCGGCCGTCAGGATCGAGGTCTCCGATCGGGACTGCAGCCGGGTGGTCTCGGCCGTGACGTTGGACGAAGTCGTAGCGTCGCGGATCAGGCGGGCGCCGAGCGCCGCCATCTGGTCTTCCTTGTCCAGCATCGCCTGGCGAATCGCCGCGATCCCGGGGCCGCTGAATTCGATGAACCCTGCCTGGACGTCCGACCGCTCCGAGGTCCAGATCGTGGCCGCGCCGATCGACTTGGGCACGTCCTGCTTCGGGATGCCGAACAGGTACGGGGTAGGCTGGGACGTCAGGAACAGGCTCTGCTCCCTGTCCGTCGAGTTTCGCCAGTGGCCGACGTTCACGTTGGCCAGGTCGAGCATCGGAGGCTTGTCGGTCCGGGGCCGCGTGTCGAATACATTCACGAACCAGAAAGGGATGTCGCTCATCGGCAGGCCGTTCTTCTTAGGCATCGAGACGGACCGCAGCTCGAAGTTCCCAGAGATGAAGTCGAACTCGTCGCCCGAATTGTAGGCGTCAGACCCGCGCCCCTGGGTCTCGGACTCGACCTCGGCGTAGACCTTCTGGACGTAGATCCCGTCCTCGATGGCCAGCTCGCGGATGAGAGTGGTCATCTCGCCGTCGGCCGTCTCCTGCTCCTCGCGGACGAGGACGCGGACCAGCCGGCGGATCCCGCCCTCGGTGCGCTCCTCCCAGCGGAAGATCTGCTCCGCCTTGTAGGTCGCGAGGTAAGGGACATTGGCCAGGCCGGGCGTCGAGGCCATGTCGACGAGCAGACCGTACCGGCCGAGGCTGAGGATCTCGCGCATCGCCTCGCGCAGGGCCTGCTCGAAGGTAAAGCCCTCGGTGGTCGCGAGCCGCTGGAGGGGCTCGATGCCTGCAGGCAGGCCGATGGTCGGCTTCACCCGGAACACGAGGCCCGTGAGGCCGCGGAGGGTCCGGTCCGTCACGCCGTAGAAAGCGCCGCGCGTGAGATAAGCGTTATAGTCCTTGCCCTTCATCCCCTCCGGCTTAGGGAGGTAGACGATCCCACGTTCCTTTATCCGCTCCTCGCCCTCGATCGTGTCGCGGACGCGGCGCCACTGGTTCAGGCGCTTGCGGTATCCCTCGCTCGTGCGGGTGATGTCGGAGGCTGCCACCTAGTACAGCCCCGCAATTTCAGACTGGTCCATGCGGGCTCCCTTGGTGAAGGTCAGGCTCAGCGCCTCGGCGTGGTCGGGGCTCGGGATGCCTCGCCGCTTCAGCGATTCCTTGGACTCGATCCTCACCTTGCCGTTGTTCATTGGGTCCCACGTGGGGAGCCCTAGTTCGTGCGCGAGCTTCGTGTCGCGTGCGTCGAGCACGATCAGCTCGTCTAGCGGGTGCGCCTGGCCGCCTTCCATCCCCTTGAGGTGGAGCCAGTGCTCGTAGGTCTTCTGGAACCGGACGCGCATGATCCACCACGCCTCGGCCTTCAGGTTCGAGAACTTCTCGGCGGCCCTCTTCCCGTCGGGCCAGAAGCGGTCCGTCGCGGGGACACCTACATTGATTCCGGATACGCGGACGCCGTGGGCCTCGTCCATGTGGCGCATCCCGGTAGCTACGCCCTCGCCGACCCCGATAACGTCGAAGTTCAGTTCGGACACGCCGGCCAGGCGGGCCTTGGTAACGGCCTCGCGCGCGAGGCGCGTCCCGTCGGGCTCAGGAATGTCAATGCTCGGATCTACGAAGGGGCCGAACCGGGCTACGAAGACCGACTTCGCCTTGCCGCTGGTCGCCACGTCCAGGCCGGCCACGCCATAGCGGAACTCCGGCCAGGCGCCGACCATCGGGCCGATCTCCTGGGCCGCCTTGATCCAGTTCGACTCGATCACCGTCCGCTCGACGGAGGCGTGATAGTCGCGGTCGATCTCCTGGGCTACAATCAGAGGCTCCAGCTCGCGGACCTGCTTCGCGTACCAGGCCTCGTCCTTCCGCGGGTCGTCCTTCCAGTCGAAGATGAAGACTGGGTGGACCCCGCTCATCCGCTTCCGGTAGAAGAGGTTGCCTGTGCCGCGGACCGTCGAGCCGTAGATCCGGGTGGGGGTGTTCTGGCTGAGTGCCGCGTCCACCGTCTCCGCGTGGTCGAAGTGGGCGAACTCGTCGACGAAGTAGATCGTCGAGCGGCCGCCCCGGCCGACGTCGTCGCCCGTCTCGCCCTTGATCGTCGCACCCGTCTCCGGGTTCACGATCCGCATGTAGTTCGCGTGCTTTTTCTCGATCCACCCGATCGGCTGCAGCTCCGGCGGGAGGTTGCGGACGATCACCCGGATCTTCTCCAGGAGGGCGTCCGGCTCGCCGAGCTTGTCGACCTTGCCGGCGTCGTAGGATCCGAAGCCGATCGACGAGCCGGGCTGGAACAGCCACACGGCAACGCCGAACGCGGCGAAGATCCAGGAGCACCCGACCTCGCGGGTCTTCTCGATCAGGCCCGGCTCGCGCCCGGCCATTCGGTCCTGCAGCCACGCGACCAGCTCGTGTTGCTTCTGGAACAGCATGAACGGGATCTGCGGGGGCTTGCCCTCGGCCGCCCGTCGCGGGTCGACCGTGAAACACCAGTCCTCGATGAAGTCGCCGTAGTTTCCGGCGCGGTAGTAGCCGATGATCCGGTCCCACGCCTCGGGGCCACCCTCCCGGAGCCGCGCCAGCCTGCGACCTCGCTCCTGGTAGACGTCCGCGTAGGTCGGGTTCTTCCAGTCCTGGGGGCGGGCGAGGGCCACCTAGATCTCCGTCTCGGGCACCTCGGCGGGTCGCCTGGTCTCCCGGACCGGGGCCAGGACGAGGATCCCTCCCGTACAGTGGGCCACCCGGTAGACCTCGTAGGGGGTGGTCTCCTCCGGCATCCGGACTGTCTGGCCGAAGTGCTTACACTCGAAGACCGTCACGGGGGCGTCGAGCCTCGTCGTCGTGATCTGGTCGGCGCGGGCCTGGTACGCGAGGAAGAGGGCCATCGTGAAGGCGCAGAATAGGCGGGCCATTCGGTTCACTCGTCTCCTTCGTCGTCATCCGGCGGCGGCCAGATCTCGTCGGCGATCCCGTGCCGGAGCATCTCCTTGGCGTCGAGCCACAGCTCACGGGTCTTGCCTTCGTGGATCTCAGACCACCACTTCCGGGCGTGCTTAGTGTGCCGGGCCATCAGGGCCGCCCAGCGATCGTGGAGCCGCCGGTCGAATTGGACCTGGGCTTCGAGGGTTAGCAGATCACCCGAGACGTCGCCTGCGCTCAGGTGAGACATGAAGAAGCAGTTCGGCGTCACGTACCGACGTTTTCCGCAGGCGAGGATCAGCCCGGCCGCGGAGCACACCCACCCGAAGCCGACCGTGTCGACCTCGTTGTCCAGGGTCTGGATCACATCGTAGAGGCCGAACATCTCGACGACCAGGCCGCCGGGGCTGTTGATCCACAGCTCAATCGGGCCCGTCGTCTTGTCGAGGTAGAGCAGCGCCCGGACGACTCGCTCCATCGGGCCGAGGTCGCGCGCGGCCTCCGGGTCCGAGGTCCCTGTCTCCATCGGGGCGTGAAGGAAGACCCGTCGCCGCCGGACGTCCATCCCGTGAGCGAAGATGGTGTCGAGGAGGGTGTCGGACATGGAGGAGGGTTCCCTTCGGGAGGAAATATCCCCGCGGGGTGAAGAAAGTTCTCAAGTTCCCGCGGGCCCGGCCCGTAGGGGGGATCAGCTCCCCCGGGATTCCCCTGGGGGTCTACAAGGAGGATCCCATGCGATCCACGACCACGACCATCCTGACCCTGGCCATCCTGGCCCTGTCCGCCCCCGCCGGCGCCGCCGGTTACGAGGGCTCGTCCCAGCGCCTCGCCGACAAGTGGGGCGACTGCCGCGAGTGCCTGCCCCCGCAGGTCGACGCGGTGATCCTGCGCCCGCTCGCCCTCGTGGGTGGCCTCTTCGGGGTGGCGGCCTTCTCGGCCGGCCTGCCCTTCGTGGCCATCGCCGACGCGGGTTCCCTGGGCGACTACTTCGACGCGACCGTGGGCGACTCCATGCGTTACGTCTTCGTGGATCCGCTGGGAACCCACTAAGAGGGTGATTGACTCACTGGCCCGGGTGGGTCGGCGCGTCACCTTCCTGGCCCGGGAGGTCACTCCCAGGCATGAAGCAGACCGCCGACCTACTCAGGAACCAGGCCTCCGGCCTGGATCGGATCGTCGACCACGTCATGAAGCCGAGCGCCACGCCGGGCCAGATCGCCCAGGCGCTCCGCGCCACGGCCACTGAGATCCGGCGCGCGGCCAACACCGTCGAAGCCGAGGCCCACGTCCACGACGCCCTGAGGGGCGCCCTGGCTGCCAAGCTGTTCCGGATCGCCGAGGACCTGGCCCGATGAGGCGGTCCCTCCGGCGCGAGGCCCTGCTCCTGATCGCGGCGATCGTGGCCGCGTGGTGGCTGGTCGATCGGGCCCAGTCCTGGGCGTTCACCCTGCGGACCCAGTTCGAGGCCGCCGAGGCGCGCGTGGACTGGGCGACCCGATAAGGACCAGGATTCTATCCCTTAAGTGGGATAGCGTCCAGGATTCTATCCCTTAAGCGGGATCTTAGGGGCGGCGCTTCCGCCGGATGCCCTCGCCCACGAGGCCGATCGCTGCGACGGCGACCGCGGCCAGCGCCCCCCACGGGAACTCCTGGGGCTGCACCACCGTGATCTGCTTCTGCTCGTAGCCTGCCGCGGCAGGGCGCGGGCAGAGGATCCACGCGCCCACGGCGATCTGGGCGGCCAGCATGATGGCCGCGAAGGCCGTGTTTCCGAGTCTACTCATCGTCAGCCTCTCGGTAGACGTCCGCCAGGACGGCGTCGGATTCCAGGGTGAAGCAGCGCGCGAGGGCGCAGAGCTGGTCCGCGGTCATCGCCGACCAGGCGACCTCGAAGCTGCCGTCGTCGTTCACGGCCAGAACCGCCACGCGATCGAAGCGGGCCGCGTCCTGGAGCGCCCCAGCGAGGACCTGATTCGGCGCCGCGCCGTGGTCCATCACCCGGATATTGGTCGCCGGCTCCAAGGCCCCGGAGGGCTCTGAGGGCGGCAGGTCGAGGGCCGCCTCGGGCGTCTCGGCCACGGCGGCCAGGGCGGCGTCCAGGGCGGCGTGCCCAGCGGCGTCGGCGCCGGGGTCCGGCCGGTCGATCGGCGCCACCGCGCGCGCGAGGTCACGGGCGCATTCGGGCGTGTCGTCCCGGTCGACCAGGGCCTCGTGGCCGCAGCTGCACCGGTAGACCTTCTTGCCGCCCGCGCGGGCACCCTGGAACGTGAGGCCGCAGGACGGGATCATAGGGGCTCATCCCGTAGGGGGTGGACCTGCAGGACCGGCTGGCCCATGCCCACGAACCGGGCACACTCCGCCGCGGAGATCCGCCCGAGGGGCTCCAGGCGGTCATGGCCGCCGGAGAGGATCCGGCTGCCGTCGGCCTGGATCTCGGTGGTCAGGGCGTAGGGCCGGTCGCCTTCCACGAGCGCCTGAAGTCGTTCTAGCCCAGGGAAGATGCGAGCGCCGGGCTGTACCGGGTCCACGAGGGCGGCAGGGCCGGTCGGGTCGGTGCGGATGAGGAGCGTCGTCATGGGCAGACCGTCGTCGTCATGGGCAGACCGTCGTCGTCATGGGCAGACCGTCGTCATCGTGTGAGGCGCTCCGCCCAGGGCGGCACGTAGGAGGATGCCGTGCCCCGCTGGTCAGAGAGCGAGCCGTGGATGATCGGCACAGCCCAGCTGATGCAGGGGCGGCAGACGGGGGTACCTGGTCCCCCGGACAGCGATCGGGTCATTCGGACCTCGCGGCCGCAGACGACGCAGGGCTTAGGGGGAGGGAAGCTCATGAAGGGGGGTGTCCTGGATCGGGCGGCAGGTGACGGAAAACTGAAATTGGAAATTGAAGCTGAGTCGAAAAGTGAGGGATAGGTTGAATCGGGGTGGCGCTGCCGCGCCGAAATACTTCGAGGGTCCGAAAGTCCGTCGCGGACCGCCCGGGAATCGCCCTTCGTCCCGGGAACTTGGCCTCTACGCGCGCCACGTGCGCCCCTAGCGCGCAGCTCGTGCGCCCCTGGGCGGGCCGTGACCCCACGTCGATCCGAGGCCCAGGCGGCCCAGGCGGGTGGGGCCGGGGCTAGACCCCACGTCGAAATCGAGGAACTGAGAATTTGCGTAGCCCCTGCACGATTCCGCTCACAGCGGACTCATAGGACCCCATCTGAAGAGATCGGTCGAACGCGCCCTGGGCTTGAGTACTATCTGGCCCACGCCCCCGTGCGATCTACCAGCCCACGTGTGGGTGGCCCCCGTGTGGGGGTGCGCCTCAGGGGCCCACGTGTGGGTGGCCCCCGTGTGGGTGGCCCCCGTGTGGGGGTGCGCCTCAGGGGCCCCCGTGTGGGGGGTACCCTGTCGGGTGGGCCCAGGCCGCCGTGATCGCCTTGCTGCATTCGCGAGGGGTGCGCCTTGGCGTGGCTGGGTCCACCGGACAGAGTACTGCTCAATCAGCAGCCGGCAAGTGCTCAGTCAGCAACCGGCAACGCTCAGCAAGCAAAGAAGCTTCTTCCGGCTCCTGGAGAGCTTCTGCGCTCTAAAGGAGCAGACTTGCGCATATGTGCAACTTATCGGCAAGACTCGTGCAGAACTCCTCCAGGAGGCGGCAACAAGTCGAACTTGCTCAATCAGCAGCCGGCAAGAGAAACTCTTGCTCAGCCGCAGAAGCTTCCGGAAACTCTTGCCCATCCGCAGAAGCTTCTGCGAGAAACCTCTCAAGTCCGCGCGCCGTCCTGCCGATAGCTTCTTTGGGTAGCAGCGATTCCGCTGTGAGCGGACTTTTCCGCACTTCTCAGAATCGGGCGATGCTCAGTCAGCAACCGGCAAGTGCTCAGTCAGCAACCGGCAACGCTCGCTGAGCAAAGAAGCTTCTTCCGGCTCCTGGAGAGCTTCTGCGCTCTAAAGGAGCAGACTTGCGCATATACGCAAGTAATCGGCAAGTCCCGCGCAGAACTCCTCCAGGAGGCGGAAAGGCTCCAAACGAGCAAGCAGCGTTGCCGCTTCCTGACTGTAGCGTTGCCGCTTCCTGATTGAGCGTTTCCGCTTCTGAGCAGCGCTTGTTCAGCGCTGATAGCAGCTGTTCGTGCGCCGGGACGGGGAGCCGCCGAGCTTTCCTGCGTCGGCGGGCGATAAGCTTCTGGGCGGCGGCCGGACGGGGAGCCGCAGGGAAACGGAGCCGCGGGAGCGTCGCGGAGGATCGCGCAGGGCCCGGATGCTCGCCCGGAGAGGCGGACGGACCTCGCGGGAGAGGGATCGGTCCCTCCGCGTTCCTCGTGGTCCCTCGCGGCCCAAAAGGGAGCCGCGGGAGCGTCGCGGAGGATCGTGCAGGGCCCGGATGCTCGCCGGGTCCAGAAAGGCCTCAAGTCCGCGCGCCGTCCTGCCGATAGCTTCTTTGGGTAGCAGCGATTCCGCTGTGAGCGGAGAAGTCGAGGAATAACGGAACGGGCTCCAGAAAGTCCCGAGCTATCCGTCGGAGGCCAGGGAATCGTAGAAGCTTTCTGCTGCTTCGCGCTCCGCGTCGCCGGGTGCGCCGTCGGGGACCGCAGCCCGCTTCGGGGGCCCGATGGTCATGTCGACCTTGTTGGGCTTCGGGTCCAGGCGATCGCCGATCTCCTTGAAGTCCGCGTCGTGTCCCATGAGGGCCCGCATCTCTTTCACCCAGACGACCAGCTCTCCGAGGACCTCGAACTCCGGGACGTCCGACGTCCGGCACGCGCAGCCGATGGCGGCCGCCGTGCGGTGCGCCTCGGAGATCGGGCCCTTCATGCCTCGGTCCATCCGCTGGACGATCGAGTAGCGGCCGACCGGGCGACCCGCCGGGCACCCCGACACGCCCTTAAGCCATCGGCCCGAGGCGTCCCGGGTTACAATGGGAGTCGAATCTTGCACATTTCCGGGAATGAGGTCGCCAGGCGGGCTCGGGGGCGGCTCTACG